ACCAAAAATCTAAATCCACAGACTACTACAGGTGCTCTTGCTTATCGTTCGGCAACTGCAAATGTTAATACTGCCTTACCTATTGGATCAACTGGAGACATTTTAACGGTTGCAGGTGGAGTTCCAACTTGGGCGGCACCTGCTGCTGGTGCGAGTTTTGTAGGTTGTTCAGTTTTTGCGACAAGCGGCACAAGTTTAACTTCAGGAACTCAGACGGCCATTGCCTATAACGATGAACACTTTGATACAGATGCAATTCACAGCACTTCGGTAAATAATACGCGCTTCACAATTCCCTCAGGCAAAGATGGAAAGTGGCACTTTACTTTTAGAACTTATTTTTCTACAAACTCAACAGGTGGTCGTTATTTATTACCGCGCAAAAATGGCACAAATATCAAAGCAGCCGAAACTATGGCAAGTTCTGCTGGTGCTTTTACTCTAGAAATTAATTTTATTCTCAATTTGGTTGCTACCGATTACATTGAAAATTTTGTTTTGCAGACTAGCGGAAGCACTTTAACCGCTCAATCTGACACAGTTTACACAGAAGCGTCTTGCTTTTACTTAGGAGCATAAAAAATGAATTTATATGAGCAAATTATTGCGGCTTATCCAGAATTAACACCTAACGATTTTGCTCCTCTTGGAGTCGTTAATCTTAGAGATGACTCTGATGGCGTTGGTGCTTATATTGAGAAATGGGAATACTTAAAGCCGATTCCTGAAGGGCTTACACTAGGCAAGCCCTCAGCATAATCTTGAGGGATTGTGCTAAATACGGATAACTTATGACTAACACAGAAGGCACAGCGCAACGCGTCTGCCAAATCGCATTGGAAGAAATCGGTTATGTTGAAGAGCCGGTTAACATCACAAAATACGGAAAACACACAGGCGCAGATGGATTGCCCTGGTGCGGTTCGTTCGTTAATTGGTGTTTCCAAAAGGCGGGCGTTAGATTGCCATCGATGGTATCTACATCGGCCGGAGCGCAACGCATGAAAGATGTCGGTCGTTGGACACAAGACCCTGCGCCCGGTGATTTAGCATTTATGGATTTCCCACACGATGGCATCGACCGGATTTCTCATATTGGAATCGTCGTAAAAGTAGGACCAAAGAACTGCTTTATTGTTGAAGGTAACACTAGCGGCACCGGTAATCAGCGCAACGGTGGACAAGTAATGTTAAAGAAAAGGCCCAGGATCAGTGGACCCATCGTCGGTTATGCCCGTCCGAAGTTCGTAACTTCGCTCGATGCGTTCCCGGTCGTCGATGACGTTGCAGACGACGTAATCGAAGAAAAGCCCAAAAAGAAAAAAGGAGCCAAGAAAAATGGCACAACTAAAGGCACTACTAGCGAGCTGGAGTAGGTCATTCGTAGCCGCATCATTAGCGGTCTATTTGGCCGGAGTTACAGACCCGAAGGCGATAGCCGGAGCAGGTCTAGCTGCAGTCCTTCCAGTTATTTTGCGCTGGCTAAATCCAAAAGACTCGGCCTTCGGACTTTCCAAGCCGTAGTCCTGACACTGGTTCTAGGCGGCTGTGGTTACGACGGATGGGTCAGGTATCCCTGCCAAAACTTCGAAAACTGGAGCCGCCCAGAATGCCAAAAGCCGCAGTGCCTTGTATCGGGAACTTGTACAGAGGACATCCTTGGTAGGCCGATACCAAAGACGCCTTAGTCCGGCTGACATAAAAGCTCGATTAATACTCATAATCGGTTCTGCTTTAGCCCTTTGCTTTGTAGCAATGACGCTAGGGATTACCTACGCGCTGATTTTCGTAACCCAACCCATCGGCGCACAAGCTCCCAACGATGCGGCATTTATAGACCTTCTTAAAACTTTAGCGATTTTCTTAACCGGGTCGCTTGGTGGAGTCCTTGCATCAAATGGGCTGAAAGACCGTAACGACACGCCCAAAGACTCGCGTAGTACTTGAGACCGTCGGCGCAATAGGTCAAACTAAAGCCGATGGGAACGTCCGATTCCCACGGTCAGGAGCAGTTGATGTGTACATACGATTATGGCGATTTCTTCGCCCTAGCCTTTTTACTTTTCTTAGTATTTTTAGGCGGCTGGGGCACCGGTTGGAATTCTGGTAAAAGAGAAGGATTCGACGCCGGTTATCAGAGAGCGCGTTCTGTAGCTTTATCTGAGTTATCTTTTGAGACCTGGAAAAAGAGGGACAAATAATGGCCTTTGATTTATCTAACTATGAGGACGTAAACGCCAGGATTACGCGATTCCGTTCGGAGTTCCCGATGGGTCGTATTGTTACAGAAATCGTTCACGTCGATTACGACCAGGGTCGAGTTCTAGTCAAGGCCACGGTTTACAGAACAGACGACCCGGCTGAGTTGCCAGCAGCTACAGATTACGCCTATGAGTTTAGGTCAACGCACGGCGTCAATCGAGACTTCTGGATTGAGAACTGCGTAACTTCCGCTGTGGGCCGTGCTATCGGGGCTCTAACGCCCTCTGGAGCCCGTCCAACGCGTCAGGACATGGAGAAGGCCCAAAGCCTACAAGCTCAAGCCGCGTATCCCGATGCACACGCATCTAAGCGCGACGTTCCAACGGCAGCCGAATCAATCGCTCAGCTGAAGTCAAAACTAGGGGCCGAAGTTATGCCAGAGCCGCCTATTTGTAAACACGGTCATCGCATTCTCAAAGAAGGCACCGGCAAAACCGGCAGCCCATACAAGGGTTATGTCTGTCCTGAAAAAGTTAAGGCGCGCCAATGCCCGCCGATTTGGATGAAAAAATACGGCGACAAGTGGATGACACCGGAGGACCACAGCGAGGTCTTACTAGAGGCCGGACGAAACCTCGACCCGGTCCCTGAACGCGAACCGGTTCCAGACGAGCTTTTGAGTGAATCAGAAAGAGGCCAGAGATGATCCCGATGCGATTACATCCACAAAGCGAATTAGTAGCGCACCACGCTGCTTTATTGAAAATCCAGAAAACTCCAAAGATGGGCAGTGAGCCTCGCTATAACGTTAAACTAAATCTTCACGAAGAGATTTCAGAACTAGCTGAGGCAATAGCTGCTGAGATGGTCGTGGCGTCTTATTTCGGTCTCAAGTACGACCCTTACGCGGACACGATGAAAACACAGGCCGACGTCGGCACTAATATCGAGGTTAAGTGGACCCGGTACGAAAACGGGCATCTGATTATCTATCCAAACGACCGCCAGATGGACGTAGCAGTCCTAGTGGTAGGCAAAAGCCCGAAGTACTATCTACGAGGATGGTTACCGGTAGCGATGGCCAAAAGAGACCGATTTAAACACCGAGACCAAAATAGCTGGTGGATTCCTTCGGGCCACCTTCAGCCGATGGAGAACTTCAAAAGGAGCATTTATGGACAAGAAGCGATTTAAGTGCCGAATCTGTGGCGTCGTTAAAATCCACGCGGTTTTAACAGAGTTCCCAGTCGGCGACTTAGTCGTCTGCGCCCAATGCTTAGGCTGCGGCGTTATCGGTATCCACCAAAGAAACAAGGAGATGATCGATGGACGAAATACTTGATTTAGACATCGGCTTTGACGAAGTATCGAGCAAAACTAGCGATGACTACTACACGCCTAAATGGATATTTGACGCAATCGGCCTAGAGTTTGATTTAGACGTCGCAGCTCCACCTAACGGCATCCCTTGGATACCAGCAAAGCGTCACTTTACGGTTATCGATGACGGACTGGCCCAAGCTTGGGAAGGCCGGGTCTGGATGAACCCGCCTTACAGCGACGTCACGCCTTGGGCTTGGAAGTTTATCGCTCACAATAACGGCATCGCCTTGGTTCAAATATCCAAGGCTCGTTGGTTTAACATACTATGGGAAAAGACCGATGCGATGCTTGTGTTACCGTCCAACTTACGATTTACGACGGCTGAAGGTCAGTCAAAAGGTATCTTCATGCCTTGCGTACTAGCTGCGATGGGTCTAGAGAACGTGGCCGCAATACGCAAATCCGAGCTTGGTTACACGCGATGAGTTATCCACAAGATGGGCATAACCTGTGGGACACGCCCAAGCCCACGCGTAAACCTAGACAGAGATTGACTGCGTCGGTACGCTCCGTCCGCTGGAGGCGGCCGCGTTCGCGGTTTAGCCGGCGAACAGCTACGGGGCTCTCGGCAGTCCTTTGCTTTACGGCGATGCCCGTAGAAGCCGCAATTCCAAAACAGATTGAATCTTACAAACTTTATGCGCATTCTAGATTAAATAATTTTAATGAGATGAAATGCCTAAATACGTTATGGACAAGAGAAAGCAACTGGAGACCGCAAGCGGTAAACGGTTCGCATTACGGAATCCCACAGCTACGAAATAACAAAATACGAGGCAAAGACGCCTTTACTCAAATCGACTGGGGTCTGCGTTACATCGATCATCGCTATGGTTCTACTTGTAAAGCGTTAAAAGAATGGAATAAACGTAAACGACTAACAGGGCGGGGTTGGTACTAATGGGCTCTGCTTTGAATAACGGCTCTACTAGGTTATGGCGTACTATCAGGGCTCGGATATTGATGAGAGACAACTACACCTGCCAAAGCTGCGGGATGGAAGGGGCTGACTCGGTGGACCACATTGTCCCTAGAAGACTCGGTGGCACCGATATGGAGGACAACCTACAAACTCTCTGCAGGACTTGTAATTCACGCAAAGGCGGGCGGTTTTTTTATAGCGATAGGACAC